CCTTTAGGTGAAGGAATTTCTTTCCCGAAATTGAGCTCCACCATCCAGTCTATAAGTGATTGAAACACTCCCTGCAATGCAAGAGCGTCTCCGTGGCAAACTCTCACCAAGTTTTCATCGTGAACGGTCGCCTGCGCCCTTGTGCCGAATTCTCCTTCTTGTGTACTTAATGATTGAGTTGTAAGGGCAAAGCTGATTTCCTGATTGCATGTGTCGATAAGCGTTTTATGGTCGCGCAAAGCTCCTGACATTTCAAGCACTTTTAGCTCTTTTACATTTGCAAGGGCAAGTCCGTCCCCGCCGCCTAATTCGCTTAACGTGTCGGATATAACTTGTGCATTCTTCCTAGCCTTATCTCCATCAGGAGCGTCAAATAAAGCTACCAATGACGGCACTCCTGCTTTTTGTGCCGCTTTAAGCCAAAACTCCCAGCCAAGTTGTTTAAACTTCCACGGCCAGTAACACATCAAAAGGTCGGAAAAACCATAAGGATTTTCGGCTCTCGGATTATTTCGATAAGATAAAAACTTATAAGAAGCGTTTAACTCCTCGTTTGTCTTTTTCAATACAGGAACCCACACCGATTTTTTCCCGCCTTGAGTTTTTACAAAACCTATTTTATATACTATGTCTTCAGGGTATTTATTCCGTAAAGAATCGGGAATGATTTTTCCTTGTGCATTTTCTTTCCACAGAACTTCACTGAATGAATGACCGTATTCGATTGCCGTTAAAAATTCTTTAACATCCGTTTCCCAATTAAGGTTAGCAGTTAAATTATCGCGGATAAATTCGTACACCTCATCGCTTGCGTTTCCCTGTCTAATTACGAATGGGAAACTTGTAACGATGTCTTTTCTAAGCCGTAAGTGCGAGCCGATTTTAGCGTCTAAAATCATTTCGTCTACAGTTCTATAAAAACTTACCTTATCCGCCCATAAATCGGCAGGGTTCGGTAAATAAGAAATAACCGACCAAAACTGATCCGGCTGTATAATCTCCATTGCTAATTCGTGTTTCATTTACTACCTCCGCTATTTTAATAACCTTTTTAGATTTTTCTTTTGAACAACTTTTGTAAAATTTCCAAGTTCTGCAATAAGCTCTAAGATTTTTTCTTTCGACGGTTCAGGTAAATTATTATGCTTAGGGCTTGAGTCTGCTCCGATGTTGACTTGTACGGGATTGCACACTTTAATCAGTTCTACAAATTCAGTTAAATCAAAATCCATAATAGGCTCAATGGTAATATATTTTTTAATACTGTGAACCCAAGATAAAGTTAAAGCTCTATCCTGTGGAGATGGAGAATTATTCATTATGCTTTTATATATCCTGTTTGTTTCTAATGTCGTACAAATACAAAAATGAGATTTAAGTTCATTAAAGAAACTTGAAAATCTGTCAGGATTTTTCGTTTGTAATAAATAATTATTACCAGAATATTCATTGCAATAATCCAGTGTTCTTTTAATCCACTTATACGGAATATCATCAGCGAACATATCACCGGAAGAACCTACAAAGATAAAATTTTCTTTGCCTAAATCGGTTTTAAATTCCTTTTCATCAAGGTGTAATGAATGTTGTTTCCCCCACCGTTTCATGTAGCAATAAGAGCAGCCGTGCGGACATTCGCCCTTGATTGTGTTCCATGTATGCGTGATAAACTCATACATGTTTCCAGTACTTTTATTTAGCGGCATTTTAGTTCTCCTCTTAAAAAAATATTTTCTAAATAATTCCTAATTAAGAATTAAGCATTCTCAATTACACTAATGTCTAAACCTGCTTAATGCAGCCTTAAGCCTTGTCGGGGCCGTTTGCAATTTAAACGCAAAGACTTCGTTTGTCGTGTTTTGAGAAACTTCCCAAGCGTAATAACATGCGTCCTGTAAATCGTCAAACTCCGACTTGGGATACATCGTTAATTGGTCAATCGTTTTATTGTGATTTTCTTTCCATTTGAAAAATCCGTTTTCAATTAAAGGAGATAAGGATAAGATTCTTTCTTTTCCGATCCCCCGTGTTGAAAGCCCTTTAATGGGTAAGTAAACGCTCCTTTGGGCGGCAGCTTCCATAATGTGCTTTTTATAGATTGACTGAAAACCGACCTCTTCAAAGCCTATTAAAATAGGTTTATAAATTAAATATTTTTCAATCAATTTATTTACTGCCGTATCAACGGAGCAGCATTGTGCCCATTCGTCAAGCTCGTACAATTCGCCTGATTCCGCAATACCTAAAATAAAGATTGCAAATTCGTCATGCTTCCCTGCCGACGGATCGACGCCCATATAAACACGCAAGGTGTTTATGTCGACTGCGTTATACCGGATAAACCATTCAGGTTTAAAAATACGCTCCTCATCGCTTAAAGGTTCGTTCATGTATTCTGTGCTGAATGCGGCACTGCCTATCTCTCTTTTTTTTGTATTTAATTTTTCATCAGTCCAATATGAAGCCCAAAGAGAAGTCCCTTGCGGCGTAAAGGCTGCAAAGCGTAAGCCTATCCAATTTGTAAGTTCTCCGTCTGCAATGCGTTTTAATAAGCGGCTCGGTACATCATCGGAATGGAATATAGTGTTTATAATAATTGTAAAAACATCTTGACCTAGAGGGATGACAGCACGCAAGAACCACTGATATATTTTATCTCTTTGGGTAAAAGTGCGGGCCGCCTCATCTTTTAAAATGTCGTCGCAAATAATTAAGTCTGGACGATGCTGCCTAAACTTAACGCCTCTCACGGCGGCCTCTGAACCGAACCCTTTAATTGCAGTCTCATTTTTTAATGTAATAAAATCACTTTTCCAAACCTTACCTTCCATTGCTCCAAAGTCTTCAAAGATAAAATCGTTTCCCTCGATTTCATCTTTTATGCTTTGTAAGGCTCTGTTTGCCATATCCTGAGTAGCGCAAAAAATACAAACAAAATTATTTTTCTTAAAAAGAATCCGCCAAAGCGGAAACGCCAATGCCCAGCGGGTGGATTTTGAAAATCCGCGCGGTTCAATATCGACGACGGCTTTTACTTTTTCGGAGGGTATCAAATAAGAATGATACTGCTCTTTAATAAGAGGTTTAATTTCTTCAATATGCTTTTGTGTAAGGCTTTGAGTATTTGCAATATCTATTAAAGTCTTATGATAAGGTGCAGGTTCCGAAGAAAAGTAATGCGGCAAGTACGTTTTGCAAAAGTAAAAAAAATCATTTTCGGCTTTTGCAAGACGTGCTTTCTTTTCTAAAACCTCTTTTGTGTTATCGCCTACCAGTTCAGTTAAAATATCGCTCATTATTTAACCTCAACCTTATCGATGATTACATAAAGCCTTTGTAAAAGGTCGGTGTCGTTTTTAATTGCGTTTTGCAATTCTTTTTTTATTTCTTCTTTTGCTTTTTCCAGGGCTTTAATTGCTTTGGTTCGATAATTGGAAAGTTTTAATTGAGCTTCTGCGACACGAGCGGCAGACTGAAATAAGTCGACGGGATCATCAAACTCTAAACTATCTATAGTTCGTAAGTCTTTAGCAATAAGACTTGTCATCTGCATAAGAACGGCTTCACTCATTTCAGTGCCAGGATAGTCCTTTAAAACCTCCGCCATTGCCTTTGCAGCTTCTATTGCTTTTTGTGTGTCTTCGATTTCTTCTTTATGAGACTTTATTACGCGGCGTATTCCCTCACGGCTGATTGTTACTTTAAGTCCTAGTTCCTGTATTTTTTTATTAACCTCTTCGGTAACATAGACTATCGTATTTTTTCCGCCGTCCCATTTATCGATAATGAGTTCTACAAGACCGTGTTCCTGTGCTTTACTCTTAGCTCCCATACTTGCCCGCCTTTCGATTAAGGAATATTCACTCCTGCATCGCTTTCGATATTTCCCTCAATTAAATCGATTCCCTTTGCAGTGATTTTAAACCAACGCACAAAAGAACGCTCTTTATAGGGGTGAGGAATTTCTTTTTTTTCGGCATAGCCTTTTTCTGCCAAGTATTCAAGCGATGAGATAATAACATCCCGTTCGTTATAATCATAAAATGCCCGTACAATAACCTGTTCGGGTATTCCGTCAGGATATACGGTGTGTAAAAAGGTAATAAGTTCGCCTCTTAAATATGCAGTTTTTACTTTCATTTCTGTCCCTTCCAAAGTTCAATAATTTTTTCAAGTGTCGTATTATTCTGTGCAATGATTAAATCTTGTACACGGTTTAATTCACTGCGCCATCCGCCCATGTCTTTATAAAAATCATCTTTCTCAAGCTTATCCATTTTTAAAGCACCTATTTCATTTCGGTGCACATCGATTTCTTTTTTTAGATCAAATATTGTTTTATTAAAATTTTCTTCAAGCCTGCTCAAACCGCTTGATAAACTCTCTTTAAACTCGTTTGACCGCTTTGCATCTTCGGCCGCATTTTTTGTCTGCTGCTTAAAAAGATACGAAATAACAAAAGCGATAATTGTAGTTATCGCTGTAGGCCCCCAGTCTTTTGCTGCAATAATCAGTTGTTCAAATCCCATGTCTACCACCTTATTTGAGCAAATCCAAATCCTAATGCCGTTCCGCCTAAAATAGAAATAGGAATACTCCACCACGGAACATTCATCTTATGGTTTAATCTTTTGACTTCTCTTTCAAGTTCTAAAGAAAGTGTTTTGTAATATTCGGCATCGGGGCTTGCGGCAAGAAGCCCTTGTTTATAGCCTTCTGCAAAAGAAGCATCTATGTTCTTGTTCATTTCGCCTAAACAAATAAGTAAAATTTTTTCCACTTCTTCTTTGCTATAATCCTGCTTCGCTAATTTTATGCTGAATCGTTTCTGCGGCATCTTGTTTAATACCATTTGTGATTGCGTGTAACTCATTTGCATTACAAGCATTGTCAACAAGATCGCTGCCATCGCTTTTTTTAATTTTTTCATAAACACTTTCCTTTTCCTTTTGAGCCTTTATTTTTGCATTATCAATTTTTTGTCTTATTTTTTTTCTGTTACTAAAAAAAATAAATACAAAGAAAGCCGCAGCCGCGGACAACACGGCTGCAACAGTTTTTACAATCTTACTAAGTATGTTTCTCATGCCACGCTTCTTTTAATTTTTTTAAAATAGCTTCATAAAAGAATACGCTTATTCCGAATATAGTCGCCCACCAAAACCAAACTTCCCGTGGAGCAAAAAAAGCTCCATGCCATAAAAGGAATGCAAAGAACGCTGAGAATAAGGCAGGTATCCAGACTCGATAGCCCGTAAGCCTATCCTTCTTATCCAGCTTCTTTACGAGCTCGGTAAAGATAACCGTCAACAGTACCGCTATAACCACAAACAGCGGTAAAAATCCAATCAATGATCCCATAACAAGACCTCCTATTTATTTTTTAGCATTTATAAAATGCTTATTAAAAACTTTTCTACATCTGCTTTAAAGTTATTCCATGCTTCATTTTTTTCGACAAAATATTTAGGGCATATTTTCCCCGTTACATCGAAGTGCCTGTAAATATCTTTTTGCGGATTTAAATTAAATTGTTTTATCAATGTAGCTGTAAGCTCAACTGCAACACCGTATGTTTCTTTAGTAAAACGGCCCGTCCAATCGGGATGACAAAGCTCAAGCCCTATAGTGCTGTTGTTAGGATAAGAACCTAGGCTTTCTTTTATTCCCTGACAGTAGGAATAAGCTCCTACATGATAAGCCATTTCGTCTACCGGCAGGCATTGTATTATTTCTCCATCCAAGCCTATAATAAAATGAGCAGACGCATATCTTGCTTTTTTAATATTTTTTTGTTTTTTAAGATTTTCAAAATAATTTCTGTTTGCCAATGCCGAAGTTCCGGCATTTCCTACCCAATGAATAACGATTCCCTTTACCCCTATAAGGTTTTTATTGGGCCTGGAGAATTTATTTTCCGTTAAGAATTTTCTTTCAATTTTCATAATTAAATTTTAATCTTTAAAGAAAATTTTTAACGGAGCGTAGTAAAACAGGAATAAAAAAACACCG